AACGTTCTTGAGCACAACGTATAAAAACAGTATTAGCACGCGTCTGGTAAACAGTTTGCTGATATTTTTCTAGGCCGCGTCAAACGATGACCACAACAACACATATATGGGAGAAATATTAGAATATCAGCAGTAATTAGTAACCACACTCGCACAACAACTAGTAGTGTAGTACTTTGTTCCTATATATAAGCGCATTTTTAGCCGCTTTGGACTCAAAGACCTAGACCTGGCAACCATTGCAGGCTAATTAGTATGCTGTTTACTTTGCTAATACTTTGCTAATATGCTAATATTGTCTTCAGAAATATTCAATGATTACAACAGCTTAGATCGAGAGAGAAAACCGCGTGCTGATATTGCACAAAAAAGAAAAGAGACCGAAGTCTCTTTTAAGAAAGCCCATAAGGAAATGAGTTTGTTCATGGGTGGCACTATACATAGTATTCACCCATGTGTAAATTATTTTGTTAGTCTGGATCCACTTCGTGTAGAGTTATTTGGCATTTAATAAGTTTTGGGTGGTTAGCTAGAAATAGTTCTAGCAGGTCCAGAGTGGTGAAGAGTTCTATAAAGTCATGTTTCATGTCTGAGCGTTTAGCGTGGAGCATGTAGATGTGGGTGAGTTTCATAATTCTATTCTTTCTAGTATATGTCAACATTGACGGTAACATAGTAAACAGCTACCGTCAAAAAGTAAACTACCACTTAACTTTATTAGCCCAATACGCTGCGCTCATCTTGCCTTTTGCTATGTTCTCAGCGTGTCTTGCTTTAAATGATTCGTTGCGTTGGCTGCCGTCAGGGCTGCCTTTAACACCTTGTTGGCCAAACCTGATTGTCTTAATGTTGTCACCTTCTTTTGCCACAACAACGTGGCTTTTAGTAGGGTGGTTAGGCGTAGCTTTAGGTTTGTTGTAGCCACTTACTCCGGCATTCTCGAGTCTAGGATCTTTTTTCATTTCTTCACCTTTTTCTTAGTCTTCGCTGCATCTTTAAAGTCAGCAGAGGTAGGAGCATCTTTTGAGCCTACCTTGTTCATCTTCTCACCTGACCCTTCTTCTATTCTTTTGCGTTTAGCATGTATGTTTGCGTATAGTCCTTGCTTAGCCATAACAGTCTCCTTGTGTAAAGTGTTATAAATACTTCGTATACAGCTTTTTGTACATATCTTCCCAACTCGTTACCTTATGGCCTTTCTTGAACCAATCTTCACTGACCCAGCCATTCACTTCCTTGGCCTCACTCCCTCTAGCCAGGTAGATCTCCTTGCCAACCCCTACCACCACAAAACTATTGCCACCAGCTCTGGCGTGTCTTAAGAGCCAGTTTATTTGCTCTGGCCTCAACCCTTTGTCGCCCAGCACTCTGGTGTTCGCTCGTGATGGCCATTTGGCCACGTATTTTAGCTCTAGCCATACATCTATACCTGCTGCTGTGGTTGATACGTCAGGCATACCGTCTACTACGCCGTTCTCAACCCGGTCCATGCGGCCACCGACACCGTCGATGACCTGGCCGAACCCTCGTTGAATCTTTTTCCAAAGATCCTTTTCGATCATAGACTTTCCAAGTACCTATCCGCCAAGGCAGCAGCCAAGACGTATACATTATTGACAGATTCCTTGTTGAACTGAGCCGTACCTGATGATGCCAGGGCCATCATAAACTGTAGGATTAGTTCTTGTCTAGTTAGCGCCATTCTCAGCTCCTAAGTCTATTTCCTGTTGACCAGCTGCAGCGGCTGCCGCTACCTGTTGGGCTTGCATGGCTTCAACCTGTTGTTGGTGGAGCACGGCTTGAGCTAGGCGGACATTCATTACTTCAGCCTGGACCTTTAGCGCTGCGAAGACTTCGTCTATTGTAGAGCCTGCAGCAAATGCTGCCGTAATACCTTTAGTTATTTCTGTTGAGGCTATTACATAGCCGTTAGTTGATTCACTCATTTGATTCTCCTTTGTAGTGTAGTCCCGTCGGACCATTCTGCCCAATTATATCAACTCGAGCTTCATCCCATGGACCGTCGTCTTCAGGGTGTTCTTTTATCTTCTTTTTACCGAAGATTAGGTCGAAGTTGGCTTCGCCTTGTTTAGTTAGCATACCTTTGGTAATGATCTTGTCACCGGTGATGTTGTTAGTGTTTTTGGCCATGATAGTCGTCTTCTGCTATTAGTTCTTTGGCCATCACAGCCACTAGGGTAGATAGATCCTTGAGCCGATCCACCATCATCATGAGTACCACATCAGGGCCTAAGTCACCTCCTTGTTGAATGACCGATTGTTGCATGTCAGTTACTCGGTCAGCGTCACGCTTCTTGAATTCCTCAAACGTGTTTTTTATTTTTTCTTTGTTCATATTCTTCTCTGCAGTCGGCGTCACACCATCTGCGGCCTTCTTTAGCAGGCTCGTAGCAATTAAGACATTTACCTGAAGGGTTAGTAGGTATCTCCAGTTTGCCAGCCGTAGCCACCGCCCTGGAGATCTGTGCATCTAGCATTTCGTTCGCTAGGTCTATATCATCGGCCACTGTTTGCCTTTCTGCGTGCTCGCTTTGCTGCCGAATACTTACGCCACTTGGCTCGTTGTTCTTCCTTAGCCTGTTCAATCTTGGCTGCATCTTTGTTCACTGACCTAATGATCAGCGCTATTGCCACTGCGCTTACAATAATAACTAATAGAACGTCCATGGTTTCCTCCCTTTTTGGTTGTTTGAAGCTTTACTAATATATCACAAACTCTGTCCAATGTATGTAGCCTTAACTCCGTCTTTGAACTGAACCTCAACGGCGCAGTCATGGCCGGTAATGTTAAGTAGCTTATACACACCTAAACCCATGGCCACCACAGCTATTAATACTAAGGCGCAGATAACAACAGTCGCTCGGTCTGCTCCTCTGTCGCAGTTGCAGTTACGTCCTTGGTTGCATTCTTTATTGCACGGCATCATCTCTCTCCCCTATTTCTACAATGGTAAACTTCTTTTTAGCAAACCTCTCAGCAGCCTTGCGAGACATAAATATAGGTAGCACACCAATCATGCCACTGGCAAACTTTAAGTCTATCGACGTGGCTTCACCATGCAAGTCAATGGTTGCTTTGCGTTGCACAGCCATTACAATAAACATTACGTCGGCACCTCAATGGTGATGCGGATAGCTTTGGTAATGATAGTCACTGAATGATCTTCATTCACCTTGATCCTGATGTCGTCATCAACGTCAACTCTCTGTGTGCTTTTAGCCTGAATAGCCTTGACTAACTCAGGTGACACATGCGTCTTGTTGTTCCATTCGTAACCAACTCGCTCACGTCGATCCACGACAGAGCTAATAGGAACCCGTCTGATCTTGCCTAACTTATGCAGCTGCTTCAGGGCATCACGGATCCTGATAGATTTTTCGTTAGCTAACTCTACCATCTCGCCTAATTCACGAGCACTAACAGGCAGTGGTGAGTGTTGTATCTTGGCGCTAATGATGTTGTACATCTTAGCTATGTCAATTATCTCTTGCATTTCTTATCCTTTCTTAAAGTGCCATCTATATACATTTGGACGCCGACCGTATTGCTGCCTGGTCCTGAAGGCAGTGTACGTAAGGAATCTACCATTCCTAGCTAAGTGATCGCGTCTGAACCCTGCCATGCGCGTCTTACTATATCTACGCCTAATGATCATCCACGGTCTGCCTGATTAGCCCAGTTTGTTAAGATCCCGGTCTTGTTATAGTCCCTAAGACTCCGGCTGATGTAAGCCCTGCTAGGCCTGGTAATCAAGCGCAGCAGGATAACTCTGAGTTTTCGTTTAGTCATTTGCCTTCTCCTCAAGCTGGCGTACCTTGTATTCAAGTACATCAATCTTCTGAAGCATCATCATCATATTATTTTGCACGCCGTTAAGCACAGCCAAGATCCTATCGTCAGGCTGACCTCCTACTTGCCCATCAAATTTTCCATAGGGAAACAAATTGTCTTGCTCTTTCACGTTCTCTCTCCTCTGCTAGATCGTTGTCTTCACTGAATTCTTTACTAAAAGCCTGGAGCTCTCTGATTAACTCGTTGAGGCTTTCATCTTGTATCGGCTCTTGCTCCATCCACAGTGTTTTTACTCTTGACATGGTATTTTCTCCATGAAGCTGTGAATTCTGTCGGTAGGTTTTCCCCAGGTAAAGGTACCGAGTTCATCATCAAATTGCACACTGATGTTGCCGTTTGTCACGGCTATTTCGGTGATTTTACCCTGAGTCGTCACCTCAGGATCATCCTCACTAGTCAAGATGTATTCGTCACCTACTTTAAGATCTGCAAATGTAGTCATGACTAATACCTCGGGCCAAGTTTTTTGACACAGTCATCGATGTTGCCATCGTAGATTGAGCCGTCTTGAAACTTCAGCTCGTAGAAATAGCTGAATGTATGACGGCATTGAACGCCCTTGGCATTAGCCAACTCAAATAAATTTTGGTATGTGAATTTCATGATCGTCTCCTTACCAAGATCTAATTTCTGATTTAACAATCCGAGGTGTGCCATCTGTCTCAGGATCTTTAAGAGCCTCAAATACTTCTTGAGCGTTGGCTTGGTTTGGGTACACACCCATGATGTGTTCGTCTAGGTAAACAACCCATGCATCTGATACTGTCATAATATTTCTCCTCTTTCTAGGTGAGGGGGCCGAAGCCCCCATGAATTAAAAGTTAAAGTCGTAATGTTTTCTAGGTTTGTCACTAAGACCGAATTTACGACCGCTTGCATCCTTCCAGCCTTTTTTACCTAGGCGGATACGGATGATTCGGTTGTTTTCGTTAGACTTGATGTCCCATTCTTGATCGTTGTTATTGGTGCAGTGAGCTGAAAAACCACCAGGAATGAATTCTGGTTTCCATGATTCTGAACGTTCTGCGTCCATAGCACGGATTTCCATAGTTTTTTCAGATACTACACGAACAACTTCAAACGGGTTAACATCAGTCCAGCCATAATGATTCGCATACAACATATTAATTCTCCACTTTCTAGCCGTTCACATTGAACGTAGGATCATTATAATGGGCTATTTACTACTTGTAAACAGCTTTAGCGCAAATATTTATCTTTTTTTAGCATTCTTTTATAAAAATCGTTGACAGTTCTCGTAACATGTTGACGTGTAACACTTAATTCATGGGCCACGTGCGCCTTACAACGGCCTCCAATGACTACCATTCTAATAGCTTGAGCCATCTTTTCATGGTACCAACTAGCTTCAAGTACGGCTTCAACTAGCTCTGTATCAACACCGGTCATATTCTTCATACTATTTTACACTCCCCCAATTTTCACCTCGTTCATCATCGATTGCCAACGGTATCTTTAGATCAAAGCCACACATGATCCTGCCTGCATGTTCTAAGGCTTCAATCCCTTCTTTTGTACCTGGCGCTGTCCACACCAATTCATCGTGAACCGTCATTAACGGCACACCAATGGATCCTGTCACTCCTTCTTCGACCATTTTAATCATGGCCATCTTGTTTATATCAGCAGCAGAACCTTGCAGGATCCTGTTCAATGCCTTATGGGTATATGCTCTACGCACCTTGCCCCACTTCTCAATGGCAAGTCCTCGGTCATCGACGGCATCCTCACGAACTCCCCACGAATCAGACTCCCACATATTAAACCTAGCACGCCGTCCAAGAATAGTCTTGACATAACCTCTGGACCCTGCCCTTTTGGCTGCCAGGTTATACGTCTCACGCACAAAGGGCATTTTCTCATGGTACAATGCAAAGATACTTTCTGCTTCGCTAAGGTTCATTCCTAGCTCTGAGGCAAGCTTTGCTTTGCCCATTCCATAGACAAGACCAAAGTTAATGCTCTTAGCTGGCTTTCTAGGGACCCCTGTTATTTCTGACACCATCGTATGAAAGTCAGTAGCTGGATCTTCACGATACATCGACCTGGCTAACTCAGCTCCTCGGCCTACACCATAGTGGGTCAGCATTCTGAATTCAATCTGACTCCAATCCTGTGCTGACATGATCTCACCTTCGTCTGGCAAGAACAAGCTTCTGACCAAAGGCCCAATTTCCTCATCTCGAGCAGGGATGTTCTGAAGGTTAGGGTTAGAACTGCTAAGTCTACCTGAAACAGTACCATATTCATCAGATCTAAGCTGATTAAATGTTCCATATAACCTCCCATTCACTTCTTTGTCTAGTATATAACCACGAACAAAGGTATCACGCGCCTTTAAAAGTCGGCGGATCTCGTAGACAATAGGTAAGTTTGCCTTGAGCCATGCCCCTTCAAAAGAAGGATTGCCTTTCGCTGTGGTAGGGTATTCAATTCCTTTCTTCTTGCAATAAGTCTCTAACGCTGAGGCTTTGTTCACATCTTCGATAGGAAACTCTTGACCATACACTTCGATCTGAGCTGACCAATCATCGTCCAACTGCTTAGCCTTTTTAACATCAACGCGGACGCCACGTAAACGCATGTCAACCAGCATAGGGCAAAGCTTAGCTTCTACCTCGTACACTCGCCATAGATCTTGACGTTCTAACTCCTGCTTCTGCAATAGGAACAACTCAGCTAACCGGTCCACGTCGCCTTTAGCGTATTCTGCCACCCAACTTGCCGGTGCTTTCCAGATATTACCGGCTTGGCGTCGACCCTTAGGTCCACCAAAGGCTGTATGAAGCTTCTCGTACATGTCATCTTGGATCTTGCCACCTAACCCATACTTACCAAGCAGCGAGTCTAACGAATAAGATCTTGCGTATTCATCCAAGAGTGGTTCAGCTAGCTGCACGTCCCAGATCTCACCTTTAACGGTAACACCTTCCCACTTTAACCAGCCAAGATCGTAGTTAGCATTGGCAAAGACCTTAGGCTCTAACCCGCCGAACTGTTCATTAGCCCATTTCAATACCTGATCACGATCCATGTTGCCACCACCTTCATGGCGGATTGGCATGTAGTAGCTCTCACCGCCAGCAGCAACCGAAATCCCTACTATATAACCTTTGCCTCGACCCCAACCTGGTCCATTGTCAAGCAACTCTGGATCGCACGTCTCGGTATCGATAGCAATAGGCCCCTTACCACGTAATTCTGGTAGATCATTCATTAGACTTCCAATTCAAATTGTTGCCAAACCCTGCCGGCTTTCTCCCATAGCGCCTTACTTGATACGCTATGCGGGTAATCCTTATTGAACACGATTCTTTTGCAACCAGTATTTAAGAGCAGCTTCAAGCAATGAATGCAAGGCGCGGTCGTGCAATAAGCAGTCTCGATCATCTTTACATCAGCCACTTGAAGCAGCGCGTTTTGTTCAGCATGGATAGCTTCGCATTTGTCCAAGCCTAAGCCTGACCTATACTTGGCCCCTTCGCATGGTTCGTCTATACAGTGGGCAAAGCCAGAAGGCACACCGTTGTATCCTGTAGCTAGTACCTTGTTGTCATCAGATACTAGCACGCAGCCGACATTCCTTCTAGGGCAAGTACCACGCATAGCTACCACCTCAGCCATGACGCCGAAGTACTCGTCTAAGCTAGGCCTTGTCATAGATTTCAACCAGGTTAAAATGTCTCTCATAGATGTGTAAGCTTGCCACATTCCAATAAATGTCACCAACAGGCAGCCCTACCTCAGCAGCAACCGAATAAAGCACATACTCCTGCCAGGCGTAGTCGTTCTTATAACCAAAGACAGCATCGTTAGATCTCATGTAGACTAAGGCATGAACCTTACCGTCTCTTACCAAATACTGAACGGTGTTGGTGCATATAAAGTCACTCATGCCGTCTTCGTTATAGTCCTCATGCATCCAGGGCCTGGTATAGATCATCACAGCCCTACGAGAGTCAGGATTGTTTATTAGCTCAGCTACACAGTGCTTGTATTGACTGCCATTCTCAGTGGAGTAAATGCACCAGCCGTAGTTCGAATTGATCTTGCCTTCCTTACTAGCTACCTTCTTCCAGATCTCTGGCACAGGCGCTGGTATGTCATCGATATAGCGAGATGTAGATAGGTACCAAGCAAGCTCACGCTTAATATAGTCTTCGTTAACTATACCAAACAAGGCTCCATCATCAGCCAAGAAGCAGGCATTCATGATCTCAATGGTCTTGACTCCTGTCTTATCAGTCACAAAGTCCTGCGCTCTTAACTTAGCAACGAACTCATCACGAATGTCCTTAGTTTTCTTCATAATGACCTCGCAATAGATTCACTAACGGATATTGATCGGCATGGCGGAAACGTTTCCAATATTGTGGATGCTCAACACGGCGGTGCTCAAGGTCAGCTATCTCACACCACCTGGCTGCCTCATCGCCTAAAGCAATAATCAAACGTGGTTGTAGCTTCTCAACAAAGTCTTTTGATTGAATGCCACCGTCAAGACGGAAGCCGTTAACCCAGTATAGTTCTGACTCAGGAATGCCTGCGTAGTCAAGCTGCATGGCAAGCCATGGACTGCAACCTTCCCAGTGAACAAATGGCAAATCGACGTTATCAATCATTGGGTTTGACGCAGTGTCACCAACAATTAAGATATTACCAGGCTTAAAGTTACCTATGCCAGGGCCTTTGTTTTCGTAGATCTCAATAGCGTCAAGCTTTTCAGCTAGATCATCTAAACCTTCTTTTTCCCAGTCATAAGTTACGTGTGGCGTGTTGTAAGTCATCGCAGCGTAAGCATCGTAGATCTTTTTAAACTCAGCTTCGTCAGATACCATCTCTTCACGGCCACTAGACCAAGCTTTGTGGCAAGTCTCATAATCAGGCAAGCAGGCAATGATGATACGACCCTCAGATAGAATCATCCTGTCAATCATGCGCGTACGGTGGCCATAGCGCTGCGTAGTTTTATGATAGATAGGTGAATAAACTAACTCAGAATGATAGCACCTATCCACGGTTTTAGCATCGCTTATGATAGATTTAATGGATTCAGTCAACATTACCCTAGGGTCAGGATAATAGCTGTGGTGCCAAGAGTCACCACCTAAAGTCACAGCTAGCGTAGTCTTACCAGCTCCATCAGGGCCTTCTAATATGTATTTCATTTACGTAACTCCAAATGTTGGACTTCTATTTCTACCACACGGTCATCTGGCAACTGCACCATAGCCGTACTAGGGAAATGGCCTGTTCCTATGATCTTTACTACACACTCTAACTCTGAATGCCAGCACCATTCTGGTAGCACTATGTTATCTAGCTGCATCTAGCACCCCTTCAATGTCTGGCCCTCGCCAACCTTCTGGCTTAATTACATCTAGGGCAGACCCACGCTTAGACTGACCTTGACTACTAGCCCTGACCTTCGTCATGTTGGCTCTTTGCACTTCATTCCACAATGGCTGCCAAGGTAAGCCCATCATGTAAGCTGTGCCCATAGCAACATAGACCAGATCAATCAAAGCGTCAGCCATGCCTGGTAAGTCATCTGCTAGAGCTGAAACCCTAAACTCCATCAGCTCTTCCTCTAAAAACTTAAGCCTGAATTTAACGGTATCCTCGTCCAACAACCTAGGCTTACCGTCATAAGTTAAGCCGTACTTCTCGTGAAACGCAGCCACCGATTCATAATTGGACAATGGTCCAAAGGTATCATCTATGCTCATCATTCTTTCCTTTCTCAATATGGATGATCATTGTAAACAGTATTACGGTTTAAGTAAATCAGATTTGTCACCCCATTCGCGGTAACTATTAATTGTAGCAGGATCAGTGGTCACTGTATGGTCGCAGCCGGTATTCCAGAAGTAGGCACCATCGCTAGCGTGTTCACGCATAAAGCGCAGCACTTTAAGATCGTATGTCTTGACTGAAGGGAATGGCGCTGTCTCCATGTCTTCACCACGGCCAAACTCGTAAGGGTGGCTGTAGATCTTAGCCCTACCTGCTTCGCCTGCTTTTAAGTTACGGGCAACAGCCACCGAATGAAAGTCAGTGTCTGGCCAGCCCACTTGCATACTACGGCTCATCACGCCTGTTGAAATGGCTGTCCACATTTCTTTAGGTTGCCCATGCTTCTTCATGTAGTTGTCACATACTCTAGCCATAACAGCGGTAACTAACGGATGCTTTAACCCAAAAGGGAAGAAGGTAGCGTCGTTCCTGTCAGCCCAAGCCTTTGCTTCACGGTTTAAGTTAGGCATGGCAGCAGAACGAACCCACCTAAGTTCACCGCCTAATTCCATGGCGTGCATTTGATGGACGCTAGCTTCTTGTCTGGCTGGTGCAAATAGCACTAATCGTTTGTTGTATTTCTTAGCCAGGATTGCCAACGCTGCAGGGGCATGGCCTTGTCTAGGTGCCACATAGGTAATGGTATCAGTCTTGATGGTAGACATCAACAACTCTCCCAATCGACCTTTAGTACCACCTAGTGGGTTTAGATCTTCTCGAACTACGTGGAAGGTACGATCATCTCCTGTTAATTGGAATGGCTCAACAATTAGATCACCGCAAGGGTCACTCCAATCCTTTGTCATTTCCAGATATTCATCTCGCGTATGCAAGGTTAGATCGTAGTTGATTCCATCTACTACATGATTGTTATGCGCCATCTTTTACTCTCCTTTGATATTCCTCAACCGTCATATTAGCTCTATGCAATACATAGTCATCAGAAGGATGAACGCCGATGTCATTAAAATTAGCAACAAGGCCCAATTCAAGATGCTTCCGCTGCCGTCCATAAGGATGATGACTAATTCCGTGACTACTAAAAACATTGTTGCGATCAAGATGCTCGTAGTCATGTCCTGGCCGAACATAAGATTCAATCCAGCGAATGTAATCACAAGCAATATCTTCTGCATCGTAGGGGACCGATCCAGTATCTTCATAAATTCTCTCCATAATTTGATCTAGAAATTGTATTGGCTTCACTTTCTTAGGCTTATGAAACAAGTAGCTTAAGCATTCCACCGCGTTTGTACCATAAAAGAAGTGCGACTCTTTGTTGACTAACTCAGGGAAGAAGTCGGCTATGTCAGCAACCACAGCAGCGTATTGGAATTTGTAGGCTCTGAGATCTTTAGATCTATTCCATTCAAACATCCATTCGCCAATCTCCCTAAGTCCTTTCTTCTCACCTGACGTTAACCAATCAGCCAATTGTCTTGCCAAGACTGGTGCATACACAGACAAGAAGAAGTCTCCGCCACGTTTAAATCCCTTGCCTGGTTTAGGAAAGGCAGGGAATTGATAACCAACAGACGTGTAGAACGTAGACTGCGACCATTGTACCTTCTCAGCCATCTGTTCGATTGAAAGACCAACAATATCTGGTAGCAGCGTGTTGTGGTAACCTGAATGCTTCTTGCCGTAGTTAATTCCTGAGCCTGTCAGTCTGTGGAGCATAAATACATACAACCACTCAGGCAAGGACCAAACACCATGAACACCCGTAGCTTCTTCAGCAATTGGCAAACGAATGCCATGCATCTTATGATCGTATGGATGATCCTCGGATTTCCCATACCACAAGTCAAGCAGGATCTGTGTAAACCCGGCGTAACGACGGTTGACAACATCGTAGAGGTGAACGTGCTTCATAAGTTCATCGTCAAAAGGCGAGTCCTCGTGACGTGTCGTTCCTAAGTTGCAGTGCTCCTGCTGCCAGGTAGCCATCTGGTGGTAGCGTAGGAATTCCGGGTAATACTCGGTCATTACAAGGTTAGTCATTCTGCTTCCCCTCTTAACATACGATTCATACGGCCATGAGCCCAAGACATGTGGACAGAACCTGGTTTTTCCATGTAGTCTTCATCCATCTCATCTAGTGCATTAACAAAATACCTTGGGTACTTAAGATACGTCCAACCATTATTTAGGCAAGCGTCTTTTAACAAGCCGTCCATCAAAGAACGTAACTTTTCACGCTCTGCCCATGTACCTGCAAATGGAGTGCCCTTGTACCAGCCGGTCTTAGGCAGCTTACGACTTTCATTCTCGATGTAAGCAGGCTGCACTATTTCAATTTCGCAGCCGGTCTCCTTCTGATAATCATGAAGCTGCTGCTGTAGTCGCACTACTAAGTCGGTCAACGCCACAAGAGGGTGAGATTGACGCATTAAGTGGTGACGGATGTCGATATTACCGAAGCAAACGCACAATTTCTTAGGAGTATGCTTCAGAAAGCTAGAAATGCCACTTTCTAACGCCCCAAAAAGAGTTTTCCCATCATGACGCAGTACTGACGCGCCTGGGATATACCAGTTCAGACTATGACTGTCTCCTAATATAATATAACTCGAGGCTTTTTGTGTGTGGACTGACGCGCTTGTGGCGCGAGCATTTAGAGCATCTTTTGGAAAATCAGGCCATCTTTTAGCAATTAGGTCGCCAAGGTCAATTGGTCGCTCATCTAGCCATTCTAGCTTGTCGCCAAAGCCAATTAGTCGATCAAACTTCTCACGATTTTCTGGAGAAGCGCCACCAAACAAGTTAATAGCGCCAGACCATTCCATGCCGAGGTAGCAATAGATCTTGTCATACTGCTCCCAGTCGGTCTTAGATTCGTTCTTAGTGTAGATCACATCCACGTCGTGGCCATCACGGCTGATCTGGTCAGCACGCATGTAAGCCCATGCTGTACGGTGAGATCCTTCTTTATCGGTTAAAGTACCGTTAGGACTATAGATTGCTATTTTCATGCTGCCTCCATTTGAGGGATATAAGAAATACGGAGAGTGGCAACTTCAGAGATCTTACTGTGGTTGTCACACCATTCTTTAGGCATCTCTTCCTTAATAGCTTTGGTATCAAGTGCGATGCGGATAGCCTTGGTCAGTTTAACCTTGGCGATGTCAGTATTGATCTCGTCAATGCCTAGCTCTAGCCATTGGTATTTAAGCTTCTCAAAAGCCTCGATGGCTTTATCCATTTCAAGCTTAGCAATGGTTAATTTGTTTGCAAGTTCGGTGTTATTCATACTGCCTCCTTAGTGTAGTAGTATGTCACTATTCTTTTAGGACGGACAGGGTAGATGTCGGTAATTTCACCATCGACAACAGCAAACATGTGACCACTTACACGGGCAACAACGCTTCCTGCATGCTTGACGTTATCTAAAAACTTAGCTACTGTCATACGGCATGGTACTTTTTTCCAGCCATACTCTTTAGCGATGCTAGCTGATGTTGTAGACTTTGTTTTACAACGACTGCGACGACCTGCAGCAGAAAATTCTTTGTGAACTTCAACGTATGACTTACCTGAAACCACAGAGAATGCTCTAATGACACAATCGTTACGTTCTGAATACTCTGATCTGCCTTCAAATTCCATGATATACCTTTCTATTCTTTCTAGCCGGTCAACATGACCGTAGGAACATTATACAAAGGCTATTTTGAAATGTAAACAGTTTATGCAAAAATAATTTACCAATGCCTAATCACTCCTGCAATAATGAACAGGCAGGTTATGACTTCTAACCCACGGATCCAGTTTAGTGCCTTTTGCTTCATTGGTACTCTCCAAAGTACATGTTGGTTTGAGGTAAGATAATGTGTAGGTGTTTTTTGGCCCTGGTTATACCGACGTAGAACACCCTGGTTTCATCGTCAGGGTTCTTTGTATACTCGGTATAGCTCTTCTTGGCCAAATCTGTAAATAATACCACATTGTCTGACTCACCGCCTTTGACTCCATGAATAGTGGAAATGTGGTGTCTAGGTACTTGAGACAAGGCTTTAGGTCCGCCTCGGCGTAGAATGGCTAGGTAGTATTCCCGCTGCTCTAGAGGGATCCCTGTCAGGGCATCATGCCAAGGTAGATCAATAAGAATGCCGTGGTCTTGTTTAAGATCATCTAATGTATAGTAGACATCATCTAACAAAGCCTTACCGTCCTTATACCCACGCTTGATGCTATAGCCTACTTCTAAGAATGATAGTATTTGCTTTACATCAATCCCTAGCTGTGCCTTTTTAGCCCTGAGTCTTTCCCAATAAACAATAGCTTTATGTTCTCTAGGCTTGACGCTGCTGCCTTGACTTGTGGTGAACGTTATGCCTTGCTCAAACAACGTTCTTTTAATGCCTGATAACTGATACGCGTTCCTGGCTAAATACAACCAGGTGCCTTCTGAATCCTGCACCATCTCAGGGTTTAGATAGTAACTTATTTGTCCTTTCTCTTCCTTAGACGCAAAGGCTTTGTTGAATCTCTTGCCAACCCTTTTGATCACTTTTTGACTTAACTTGTGGATTGAACTAGGAAGCCGCCAAGATTTTGCAAGGATCTCCTTTTCACCTTCTAAACTTAAGAAGGAATCCACATCAGCGCCTGACCATTTGTAGATGGCTTGATCGTCGTCTCCTGCGATGTACACTTCCTTGCAGCTGTTAAATGCCCGCTTAATAACTTCCCATTGGACCTTTGACAGATCTTGAGCTTCATCAATAATAGCCACATCGACGTTAGCAGGTTTACCTGTTACTAGATACTCACGCAGCATGTCGGTAAAGTCAATCAACCCGGTGTCATGCTTGTAGTCTTTCAGGGCTTTACTGAACTGGGTCAGCTGGTGCCAACTAAAGTCTGGGTATTCCAAAGAGTCGTAGGTTTTCTTAAGTGAATCGCCTGTAGACCTAGACAAGTTATCTACAAACAACATTTGATCCCCTACTGTGCCACCAACAGGAAGCCCTGTACCTTCCTCGTCCATATTCCAATTCAAGGAAATTCCTAGGATGTTGGCTAGATCTTGATAGTGCGCCTTGCTCATGACTGAGCTACGGCTAGCACCTGTCTGTCTGAAGCAAAAGCTATGGACAGTTCTAAAGAATGGTAACTCGCTCTTGACGAATCCAAACTTTGTTCCTGCCCTATTTATAGCTTCGTTGACAGCCTTTGTTGTGAATGACATGTAGGCAATTTTCTCAGGCTTCACGCCTGACGCTAACTGCTCTTCTACTATCTGTAAGAGCCTGGTTGTTTTACCGCAACCAGGAGCTCCTAAGATCAGCGTTTGGTGCTGACCTATCTTCATTAGAATTCGCCTTCAACCGATGGAACCTCAAAGTCACTATCTTGCGCAGTAAAGGCAGGCACTGACCAACACTGAACGCACTTACTCTTAATGTTGTAAGAATGGTGTTCTGCACCACGGCGGCGTAACGCTGACCAGATCTCCTTACTACTCATGCTGCGGAAGTGCTGCTGCTCAAGGTATCTTTGAAAGTCAGAGCCACGGAAATAAGTACGACCTTCCTCTGTCCAAGGTTTACCCATAAGCATCTCTTCTTTAACCCTTGCCTGTACCATACCGGTACAAAAGTTATCAAGCATGAACCACATACGGCCTTCTGCTCCTGCATCATCTGGCGCTTCTACTAGCTCAACGTTACGGAGCTTTTCACGGATCATCTTTTCCCAAGTAACTGGCTTAATCCTGTTAGGGTAGTTATTGATTAACTCGACGCAGCGCTTCCTGAAGCGTTCTTGGCTGATCAAGTCATCAGTATCTAACTCCATACGAACACCGTCAACATCGATGATCCATACTGGTGGATCAGTCATTAGTTTGACCAAGGCTCCAATGTTAACCATAGGATCGTCTTCATTGCCTTCACCAATACCAAACTGGCGACCTCTACACAATTCTTTTGAGCAATACTCGTTTAGCGGAAACTTATCGCAGGGGTAAAAGTAGCTTTTACGCGATACCGACCTAGTCAACAACAGCACTTCTTTAGATGGCAAAGGTGGATTCATAAACTTCTGGTTGAACGGATCCATCTCTTTTTCCCAATCATCTGGGAATTTCATGCGCAGGTATACGCCAATGGCAAATAAGCCAGAGTTACGTGAGCCTTGAGGGAAACCTTGAGAAGCTAACGACTGCAAACACGGAGGGCCGTCCATGAAGTCATCGTCACCTACCTTGGTAATCACTATGGCTTTTAACTCGTCCTCTGATACTCTCTTCGACTCAGCTATGTCTAGGAATTCTTCTATGTTTTTCTTAACGTCACCTACAATACAATATCGCTCTGTCTTTTCACCTGCAAAGTATGGCATGTTTAACCAATTGCCGACGTCGTTCTTAGAAGCAAGACGGACTTGCTTAGGGAAGATCTCAACTTTTGGGTAACCTAGCGCTGCAGCGTAGACCATTAACTTTGATCTAACTAGTGTGGCAGGGAGTGGCTCTGACCCAAATAAATATAAGTGAGCACCGCCTGATTTTGTTCTACAAATAATTAGTGGCAGGTTGAATTCGTCAATCTTATCTTGGATCTTCTTAAAGTCTATTGGGTACACGTCAATGTCAATTGCGCCCCAGTTACATGTACTATCGTCCTTGATTGGTACAACACCAACACCTAGGGTACCTTGTAAATGCTCTATCCAATGACCTTCTGTTACTCGGCCTAAGACTGTAGTGGCTCGGCCTTCTATCTTACCTGTGCCTTTAACACCGGTAATAATGAACTGCCCGTGGGCTCTGTCTAAGCCTTCGAATAGCGTAGCCATCCTAGCTACGGTTTTAGTTGTCTTTTCTTTCATTCTTTCTAGCCCTTAAATGAATGCCGGTTACGTTTATCCGGCGTCATGACGACCGATAACTACTTAAAAGTCTTCTGTATCTTCCACTGCTGATTCAGCCATAGGTTGTTGAACCTTAACTTCACCTGCGGTGATTGATTTTTGGAAAGCCTTAGCAGCAGAATACAGTGCAGGGCTTACGGCACTTACTTCTTCGCCTAAGGTTACCTTATAACCAAACCAACTACCTGAGTCATTTGACTCTGGCACAGTAGATAAGGTATAGAGATGACTAAACATTGGCTTGGTTTTCACTTGGCCATCTTTACCAGTGAATTTTAGGCCGTCCATTTTACTCATCCATTGACGTGATTTCTTCAATTGTGAGCTAGTCATAGACACAACAGCTGGGCTAAACGAACCATCGTCACGTACGATTAATACGTAATGGTTGCGTGTATCAACTAGAATGTCGTTGGCTTTAGGATTGACAGAACCATCAGCTTCAGGGAAGTATGAACGACCGTCGATATTCTTGACAGTTGAGATGATTGGATCATCTGACGTATACTCAGCTTTGAAACCGCCGCCTGCTTCACGAGCACCCCAACGAACGAATCGACGAGTATAGTAGCAAGGAATAACCTTGACACCAGCTTCGCCAGAAGCAATTTCTTGGGTAACGCTATTGAATAGTGAACCTTCTTCAGCACCTTTAATGTAGGCACCATCAGATTTCTTCACTTGCGGTGAACCTGATTGCAGCACACTTAGGAACGGTATAGCAAAGGCGTCCTTGTCTGCTTGTTCAAAACCACTACCTGCATCGTCGTCATAATCAACAACTGCTAAGGCAGTGTTCTTTTTTACATCTACTTCTGTGTTGGCGTTTGCCATAATACTACTCCTTACTTTCTAAAATAACTACCATGTTTAGCCTCCGGTAGTCTCAAGAGGTTACTACTTAATGACAGCCCTCGAATAAGGAAAGGCTCCAAATAGTTCTAAGGGGACGTCTACACCTCTAGCCATTTGCTCTTTGATAAAAGCTTTTAATGTCTGGGCATGGACGCCTTCCTTATCACTATAATTCATACCGTTTTCTTGACAATACTCCTTAAGAGCTTCGGCATTAGCGTCTTCACCACGCCCAAAGTCAATTGCTACGGTATTTTTAATCAAGTCACCAAAGCCACTTTCACGCAGCCATGCGTAAGCATCTCTCTTTTTATCAGCCGGAACTGACACAGCCACATCGTCTTTAATAGTGATCTTGGCTCCGTTATCAAGAGTGAATGCCTTCATGCCGGCTTCTGCCATAGCATTTGGTAACAAGTCTTCTTGGACTAACCTAAGCTCAGCTTCCGCTTGCTTAAGTTCATCTTCTTTTACTAACACTGCTCTTTCACATTCTTGCTGTCTCTTTGCTAGATTGGCAATCTGAGTAAGGGCGTTGTTCGAAATGCTGATTTCTGCATCTTCCATTATACTGCTCTCCCACTAGTATCAAGTTGAACCGGAATATACGCCTGTTGGAATCTATCCCATTTTAATAATTTAATCCTACCTCCTGTTTTTTCACCAGCAATCATGGCGGCGGCAACCATAATAGACGGATCTCCAATTGGTAACAAATAGTCATCATCTGAAAAATCTTTTAGCTTCTCTCTTAAAGCTCGAATAACCGGCACAGGTGAGAAGAATGAATGGCCAGGTGGCATCAAAATCTCAATTCTACCAAATTCTGCAGCCGGTGTTAAGTTAAACTCAGGGATCCATTCTCCTGCAACTTTCCTAGCTTTTTCTTGCGTTACATATACTGCTGGCATATCAAATCCAATCAATTAAAGGGTCTTTTGTAATTAGGTTTGCAACGTCTTTTTTCATTCTGAGCGCTGCAATAATTCGTTTGTCTATAGTGTCGACTGCTTCGATGTCGTAATAAGTTACGGTATTCTTTTGGCCAATCCTATGCGCCCTATCTTCTGACTGTAACCGATCTTCTAAACTAAACGTATTAGAATAGTAGACCACTGTACTAGCTGCAGTTAATGTCAAGCCAGTACCACCTGCCGCTTGGGTACCAACAAAGAACCTGATCTTGTCATCCTCTTGGAAGTCTTTCATAGCCTTAGAACGATCATCTGATGATACGTCTCCGTAGTACAACACGGTTTGGCCTGGATATTCTTGCTCCAAAGCATCATGGATCAACTGAATGTCTTTTCTAAACCTAGCCCAAATAATTGCCTTACCGCTAACTTCCTCTAGCAGTTCAACCAATGTCTTAATCCTAGGATTTTGACTAGCTTTTTCAAATATTGGCGTCTCACCTTTTTCACCTGGTATAAATCCACAAGTTACTTGCTGCAGGCGTAACACCGCTGTTAGTTTTGACATGGCTTCAAAGTCACCATTCTCAAATTCAATCCGTAAGTTTTCTTTAATATCTTTATAGATAGCTTTTTGTTCAGGAGCTAGCTCAAAGTACCTGCGTTGGTATACCTTGTCAGGTAGATCCAAGCAATCTTTTTTCAATACTCTAAATGAATGTGGCGCTATTAGACGCTGCAACTCATCTAGGTTTTTATACATTGGCCTGCCTTCTTTGTCTGTAGCAATAACCTGCGGTGCCCTACGGCCTCCAGTTCTTTGCATGATGTGACGTAAGATAGGTGAGGATTCATCCAACAATTGGGCGTATCTAGCCTTAAAGATAAAGAAGCTTGATGTTTCCAAGATGTCTTCATCTAAAAACATAAACTGACCAAAGATGTCTAACGGACTTTGTGTAACAGGGGTACCTGTAGCAATTGTCTTGTACTTAGCTAACTTCCCTAACTTGATAATGTACTTTGTACGCTGCGTAGAAAAGTGCTTAATCTTACTAGATTCATCAACAATTAAATGCGTATTAAACGTCCGTAGAAACTTTTCTGCTACTTTTCTGCCTTTCTCAGTAGAGACAGCTTCAATATTCATAGCAAGGACGCGCAGATCACTACCTGGATCATATAGCTTGTCATACGTCTTACGTTCATCCACCTTCATTGATGAGGCGTACCACGCGCTTCTGGCACACGCATAATCTGGCATGTGTTTAGGAATTTCGTTAATGATCCAATTCCTATGCACACCGTTTGGTGCAATAACTAATAAACCATTGATCTGTCCTTTACCGTAGAGGTATGCAGACTTGTCAATAGCTATTTTAGTCTTACCTGTTCCTTGCTCACACAATAGGGCAAATGACTTCTTGTCTTTGCAGACGGTAAAGGCTTCTAATTGGTGGGCCAAAGGCTTTGTCTTAAACATCATTCTATCCTTTCTAATGCCATCATGCTTGATGGTGTTGCCAATATACCAAAGATAAGTAGGCTTGTATACAGGGTATTTAACAAAAATAAGTGTTTTACTTTGATAAAACGCGTGATATATTGGCCACGTCAACATTCGTTGACTCCAAACAATATCAGTAGTATCAGCAAATCTATAAAAATATGCGCTATGTAAACAGGTTACTAATTAGCCACAAACCATTGCCAGGTCAACAACAATTCGTTTTTATGTTGGAATGTATATATAGGAATAAATGAACCTAGTTGTTGCGCAAAAAAATACCGCGACTTTACTAATACTGCTAATATTTTATCCCATATATGTAGGACTGGCCTAGCTTTCAGACTAATTAGTACGCGGAAAATTTGATGTTAGGAAAAATCTACTAATATTGTATAAAAAACAATGGCTTAGACCTCTCGATCTAAGCCATCATATTAGCAACTACGTAAGTTGTTGATTTTATTTAGCGTTCTCCGCCACCGCCGCCACCGCGTTCTTTCCAAGAATTGTAGTAATCGGATAGCTCGTTTAGGATAACGTCGCCAGCAGATACCTCACTTGAGTCAGTTAGCGGTAACGCTGTACCACCAGAAGTACCGGCAATCGTTCCTTTTACTGCAGCTTCGCTGGCAATTCGTTTAGCATTTTGTAGTTTTTCACGCTTCTCAATAGCTTTAACCACGGCAGCAACTTCAGTAGGAGACCCTGCGGATAGCATATCTGCCATTTTACCCATAACTTCTGGCGTTACTTTTTCTTCTCCATGCACCAAGAATTTGATGACAGGCCCTATAATGTTACCAGGCCCTGTGTCAGGGGCAGCAGTGACTCGTTCAATAGCTTCAGCTTTTGGCGTTGTTCTAGATCCTGCCAATGCACTACTTGCATGACTATAGAACAAAGCTTCTTTTTCCATAGCCGCTTTAATCAATGCATATTCTTCAGGTGAGTCAAACATAGCTTGAAGCTTAGTATTTAGCTTATTCGAAGACAAGATCTTACCAGCAGCATTTGGCTTATCAAAGATGGTATCTTGTAGATAACGCATGGCACCAGTCCTAAAGGCTTCTTTCTCAGCTTCAGAAGCACCTTCCATGAATTTAGTAATCTCTTCATGTTTTAACTTGTTGAAGTTAGTCATGCCCATTGCCAAAGCATCTTTAACTTCAAGGTCGCCTGCATATTTTCTACGAGCAGCAGCGTAAGCCGGTACATTCTCGTCAATGGCAGAAACAAATTGATTGCGTAAGCCTTTTAAAGCGCTAGCTCTGGCAGGGCCTATACCATCACCTTTGAAGCCTTTGTCTATAATTGAATCAATGCCACGTTTAACATAGTCTAACGTACGAACATCTGGTATTTCTTTCAGCTCTAGCTCAAAGATCCCTGGCTTAACTTCTCTAGGTATGTACAACTCACGAATTGTGTAGGCAGAAGGATCCTCACCTGCTAGTTTGGCGGTAGCCGCTTCAGTAGAAGCAATAGCCTTGGCATCTTCAAATGCTGCTTTAAAATTAGGATCGTTTAGTACTTCTAAGATCCTAGGATCGTTTACCTCACCAAATTCGTAAGCATCGTTGTACATAGTCTTGGCGTTAGCTCTAAGATCTTTAGTCAACTCATCGGCTGTTTCAAAGTAATCTTTAGGTTTTAGCGCAGCTCTATACTTATCTTCAACACGGCCAGTGGCACCGCGCTGCACTTTTTGTAGTTTAGTAGCAAGTTTACCAGCTTCAGGTGTGCCAGACCTAGCAACAACAGCCTCAGTAGTAGAAGGCAAGTAGTGACCAATAATAGAAGGTATGCCTAGACGATTGTAGTCATCGCGGCTTAGGTTCATTAGTTCTTCACCTGACAAACCGGTGTTGCGCATTTCTTCTAGCAATTTAGATGAAGCTACACCAGCTGCACCACGCTCTGTAGGGCCTAGTATATTGCGGCCAAGGAAGCTTACAATATTTCCCCCTGCTTTAGTAGCAACGGGTAACGCTGCACCAAATAAACCACCACCTACGCCGCCAATCAAGGCACCAGTTCCTCGGCTATCAGGCTCAGCTGATAAAGCACCACCAACTGTACCATAGCCAGTGCCAACCTTAGTTCCGCTCAATACGGGGTTTGCCGGGTTAAATGACAATGCACGTCGAAGGCTATCTAAGGCACTTATCGTTCTAGGCATTGTAACAGATTCTAATGGAGGAATAAACGAGGTGGCGATCGAAGGAAGAGCAGCACCACCAAACTCTTGTAGCGCAGCGCTAACAGGATATTTTTTAGCAAAGCGGCGGACATCGCCCATGATCTCTTGCCTGATCTCTTCTTTAGGACGGCCAGATAGTTTAGAACGAACCCAAGCTTCTAGTTCATCACCACCACCCATTGCCACGCCTTGTCCGAAGAAAGTACGAGCATGGAAAGGTGCTTCTTTTACTCCGTACTTTGCCTTAAACTCAGCCAAAGCGTCGGCTCTAGGATCCCCTGTAGGAGCGACATAATAATTTTCATCAGCCATTATTTTTTATCCTCAGTAGCAGGTTTTTTACGGTATCCACCAGTTTCAATCTTAGTAATGCGAGCACTACGGTAGTCTGCAGCTTCCTCAAGAGCTTTGGCTGCGCGCTTCATGATTGCTTTACGTACATCCTTGTTAGCTGAACCTAAGCCACCAAGTTCTTGTAGTGCACGGCGTTCACCCTCAGTTGGGTTGCCACCAAATGTTGTTTTCAAGCTGCCGACTACGTTTTGGCCAATCAAGTTTTCTAACTCTTCAGTTGCTTTCACGCGTGGATCGTTAGGGTTTGTTTGTCTAAGTTTCTTATACTGTGCTTGATCTGACGCAGTATTTGTGAAAGCTTGGTCCACAAAACTAATGGCAGTGTTAAGATTCTTAACGGTGTTTTCAGCAGCAAACATCGCATCTTCATCATCGCGGATGGCTTTACGCTCATCTGGTTCAAGCTTAATTGCTTCTCGTCCAGCTTTTTCTTGTGCGATACCAAGGTTAGCTAAGGCAATGTTACCAGACTGAAGCTGAAGTTTAATAGCGCCAACTTGTTTTTCAATTTCCAAGTTAACTTGTTTGTCAACTTCTGCTTGGTATTCAGGGGTACCTGGCGTGAAGCCTTTATCTTTGGCAATTTTACCTGCATTAGACTGCGGTTTACCTGAATCAATGTAATCCTTAACTTGAGCTTTAATAAACTCGCGTTTATCTTTGTTAGACTCTGCTTGAAGACCTAGCAAGGTTTTCTCTTGATCTTTAGCAGCTTCCAAAGCTAATTCTTGTTTCTTCATGGCAATTTCTGCGCCAAGCTTACGTTTAGCTGTACCAGCTGCACGAGCCTCTTTCTTATGCTCAGCCATAGCACCAGCAGCTTGACCTAAACCTTCGCCAAATGCACCAGTTTTAGTAGGCGTTGCAAAAGCAGAAGCAAGCCTGAAATACATCTCAGACTTAGAAGGACCTTCGTCAGAGCCAGACATTAGTTTATCTAGCGTAGTGTTAAAGCTTTGTTCGCTAGCTTGACGATCCATTCTAGCTTGTTTTAAGTCAGCTGAATAGTCAGCACCAGTAGAATATTGGTCTAACAATGCTTTTAGTTCAGGGTTAGCAATCGTCATGGCAGGAGCCATAGCAGGGGCTTGAGGTATAGCACCACCTCCTGAAGGTTCTACTTGGCCTGTAGTTAGAGGAGCAAAGTTAGGAGCAGGAACAGGAGCGTACGGATCTTCTTCTTTTATACCGCCTAAAGCGTAACCTCTAACAGGGCCGCCTACTGCATATTTTTGAGCCAAAGGATTCATCTGGTTAGGTTGTGCCTGTTTAGGCAAGTACTGACCATAGTTAGCCATAAATAGTTGCTCAATCGGATCCATATTATACCCCTAAAGCTTTAGATGTAAAGTAAGCAGATGCAACTTGAGACAACGGGCTTGGGCTGAACTGAGTAGTAGTACCAGCTTGAGTGCCAGTAGTAGGTACCGCAGTAGCAGGTAGGCCTCGTAACGTTGTGCTCATTGCATTGATTTGTTCTTGTGGATAACCTTGTTGTCTCAAGAAGTCTTGGTAAGCAACGTCGTAACCTTTTTGTTGTTGCGCTTGTTGTTCTGCACCAATTGATTGAAGCGCAGCAGCGTCAGCAGTAGATAAGCCTTGTTGTTGTTTAGCAATGTCAGCAACTTGAGATAACGCACCTTGTTGGCGTGTTAGATCTTGTTGTGAAGCAGTTAAAGCTTGGCCGTAACCAGTATTCAATGTCTCAGCTTGTTTAGCCAAGATAGCTTCTTGCGTATCACGCAATGCACGGTTACCAAACTCGCCCATACCTGATGAACCAAATTGACCTGCACGAATAAACTGATCGCTGACTCCTGGTAGTAAGTTCTCTGTCAAATTACGAGTACCTAGTTTAGCTAACTGATCTGTGACACTCTGAGTGTACGGATTCATGTAAGCGCCTATATTACTAGTAGACGTAGTAGTACCTAAGCCTTGTGTACCAGATAGTGCGGTAGATAGTGGAGCTTGCCAGTTACCAACAGCATTTTGCACTGTTTGGTACGCCTGAGTAGTTGGCGCAGTAGCCTCAGCTATCCTAGGTAGTTGATACGTTTGAAAAGGCAGTCCTGATACAGCGCGTTGCTGCGAGAACAAATCAACCGTATAGTCTTGCAACCACTTAGGTACCTCACTAGTAGTGGTAGAATAAGAAGGAGCAGCTTGAGGGGTGCCCTGAAAAAGTCCTGATAAAGCGTCTGTCCATGAGGCCATTATTTTAGCCCTCCTTTCATGTAGGCTAGGGGAGACTTAGCGTTAGGGCTGAATTTGCCTTTAGCTAAAGCCTTACCTTTTTGTTTTCGTAATTGTTCTCGCATCTGATTCAGTACCGCGGCTCCTGCCTTAGTACTACCGTTTCCAAGCAACGCAACAGTCTCAGCGTCAAGTACGTATTCGCCATCAGACAATTTTGCGTTAATTGTATCATCTCTTCCGCTTCCTGTGCCACTTGCCAATCTAGCCACAGTAGATAATGCACCTTGTGGAGCATTGGCTTTACCACCCCGCTTCATAGCAGTAATGGTAGGATTAACAAAGTTAATTCCAATGCCTCGGCTTATCTTGTTCATCATGTCCGCATACTCAGGGGTGCCAGGTTTAGGTAACACAGTGGCATTCCATGAAGCGCTGTAGTTAGTTAGATTTCTTGCCATATCAGCTTTTTGTTGTTCTGTCAAACTAGAATTAGCAATTGTCTGTTGGGCTTGAGTAGGGGTAACTCCGCCTAAAGCATTTAGCGCCGTCAAACCAAGTAAAGCTTGTGAACCTGTAATACCAGAACCAAGGATTCCTGTACTTGCAGCAGGAGCAACGATATTACCAGCGTTTGCAGCTGCAATGTTTGAAACGTCCATATTCCAGTTAGCCGCTGCATCTTTAACTGCAGCGCCAGAATCAAAACCAGGAAGAACGATGCCAGGACCTGTTACTGTGGTAGGGGCTAAGTCAAAGCTAGGGAGACCATAATTTGCGGCGTCAGCAACTCCTGAAGAGCTTAGTAAATTGCCGCTGGTTTGAGTTAAGCCAGTAGGAGCAGCTCCAGTAGAACTTAAGTTAACACCTGGGCCACCTACTTGCGTAGAACCTAAGTTAACACCTGGGCCACCTACTTGTGAAGAACCTAGATTAACGCCAGTGCCACCTGCTTGTGAAGAAAATAGTCCACCTGGACTAGTTAGGCTGTTAGTTAGGCTGTTAATTGTAGGTGTCATTGCAGCCATACCACCAGTTGTCAATGCGCCTTGCAAGAAACCTTTACCGGCAGCAGCGCTAGCTGCACCACCTAGTAAACCAGCGCCAAGCGTTTGTGGACCGATGATGTTGTTCAGCATGCTGCCGACACCAGAATCAAGAACAGTTTTACCAACTGAACCAGCTAGGTCCAGACCTGGTATGCCACCACCTAATGCACCACCTGGGGCTAGAGATGCGCTTAGACCACCTAGTATTGCACCTTTTAAACCGCCACCGCCAGTAGCACCTATTGCAGCACCTGTTGCAGCACCAGCTACTGGGCCTAGCGTAGCAGTAACAACAATTGGTGCGACAACCTTAGCTACTGAAACTACCGCCTTAGCTACTTTCTTAAATGCTTTCTTTAAACCTAGGCCAAATTCCATCAACCCTGTTTGAGGGTTAATAGTACCTGATCCGCCTAAACGCTTAAGGAACAAAGCTTCATGCGGACTAATGTGAGCAAGGATAGTGTCTGAGTTACGTCCTTGGGATTGAATCTTTTGAGCTGCTTGAGCTAGGCCTCCTTTGGCAAAGGCTTGACTGCCAACTCCTTGTTGTTTCAGCCCTTGTAAAGCAAGTAGCAAGATACCTATAAATATAGGATCAAATTCTTCAGGGAAGTCACCTTGGTCTAGTACACCAACATTAATAGCTTCCTGAACAACGCTTTGGTAGCTTTCAGGATTCTCAGCAACTTGACCAAACAAATTGATCATCTGATCAATTACCTCAGGCGTGACGTCTGAGTCTTGACCTAGCTCTTGTGAGATCTGATCAACCATCTGTTGAAGTTTTTCTGGCCCTAACTTTTGAGCCACAAACTGAATTAAACTATTTTTATCTGCCATGATGCCACCCGTACTATTAAAAGTGATCTATAAAATATTATGCTTGTAATGCTTTACACAAACTATCTGCCCACGGTTGCCAATTATCAAAACCATACGGCGTAGGTACGTTATAACCAGCCAATCCGGTTGCTGTTACAAACTGAACTGCCCAATCTTGCCACTGGTCCTCATCTGTTAATTTAGACAAAGATGTCTGGTTGTCTAAGTCAAATGTAATCTGATCTGCCCAGTCAGTAAGACCCAACCCAACAGGCAACGTAATATTGAAACTCATCCTGTGATTGTACCATCGCCTGGTTCAATGTGCATTAGCACTTGGCCCATTTGATAGTCCCCGCCAACGGCGTTGCTTGTAAATTTGACTCGCATCTCGCGGCGTTGCTCTTTGAAAGGCACAATCTGCGCAGCAGGATCAGAACCAGGGTTAGCCACAAACGTCACCACATTACTAGTCACAGTTGGCGCTCTAGCGTTGGCACGACCAATAACTTCAACTGTCATATCACCTGTTTGCACAAAGTCAGGCTCGATGTAGCTAATCTTAACCTTGCGGTTTTGATTGTTTAACACGGCTAATGAAAGGTCGGACGTTTGAAAGTAAGAGACGATTGCGTTAACCGATGTACCATCAATCTCATCCAAGCCTTGCTCTTGTAGCCAAACCTTGTAGCCCAAACCATTTTGGTTAGTTACGCCAGTAGTCAATGGTGCAGCAAAGAATGGTACGAATGAACCAGCTGATCGGCCTGAGTTAGGCAAAGGTGTGTCATACCACGTATTCTCGCGTACATTGTAAATGATAGCATGGTTGCACTCTTCACTGGTACCCAATGGGAAGCACCACCAGATCTCGCCAAAGCGTGGCACCTTGGTTGCAAATACTTTTTGTGTCTGTTCTTTATTTAGACTATCAAAAAAGAAGTTGAGGTTCATTGTGTTTGCTAGTTCACGCACCACACCGTTAAACATTAAGAATCGATCAACACCGCACCAGTAGTAAATACCGTCATACTCAATCACGCTGTTTGGGCTTAGTATCGTTGTCTCAGCTGAGATAGTATCAAACTGGAATGTGGTAGCCCCACCTGTAAAGGTTGATCGAATCAGTGCATTGTACGCCCAGAATAAACCGGCAGGCGCAGAGCCTGCACCAGCACGTAATGGCAAACCTTTAACAATCTTTTGACCAGCAATCCTAGCTTGGCCTGAACCTGAACCAGTTAAGTCTCTAGGGTCGCCAGGTACTGACCAACCAACAATACCAGCCGTACCGTAGTAGAACAAGTAAGGGTGAAGCACAACCATGCCGCCAGAGGCGTTGGCGTTAGGAGGGAGTTCAACTTTAACCAACGGCGCGGTGCCAAGCACGTTGCCTGTAAATATTTGGCCGTCAGCTGAAGAATCAATCGCTGTTAAGTTAGGTGCAACTGAAGCAACCAACAAGTTGTCTAACGAGACTGAGTCAAACATCACGTCAAACATCCAAGTGTTGTTATTGTCAACAATCAATCCGTTTGAGCCACCGGTCATGTTAGTCGTGGTCGCTGTTATAGTTGTTAAGGTTGTCGCTACAACAAAGCCGTTGCTAGCTGATCCACCTGTCGAGGCCGTGATAGTTATCACGCTGCCAACCGCTACTGCTGTGTAGTCAGGGGTTGATGTGTACGCTGTGATGTTTGCAGCCACCGCTGTCGCCGTTGTTGCTAAGTCCACAGAGAACGCAACCGCGCCTGATGTAATTGTTACACCATTAACTGTAACGCTATTGACAGAGCCAGAGCCACCGCCTGTTAAGGTTACTGTACCTGTAGCGCCAACGTCTACTGGTGTACGGTCGCTAACCACAGAAGGAATAAACGAACTATTGATTGTGAACCGTTTAACTGTGTCTCGTGAACCAGCGTGCGTATAAACCAATTGATTTTGCACAAAAGTGTTTAGGCCTCTAACAATCTGTGGTAGATATAATGAAATAGCGCGGTAGCCCCATATCTTACGTGGCAAACCACGTTGAAAACGTACCCACTCACCGTCGACGTAGAAGTCACCCTCAAAGATGGTGCCGTCACGCTTAATGCCAGGACCTGACTTTAAGATAATAACAGATGCGGCCATTAGAACGAGCCCCCACTAATTGTACCTGTTACGAATGACGTTACCGCGGGTACCACGTCTGCGCCGTCGCAATAAGCAATGGTGCGCAGCGTTTGTGTAACAATTAAAGGTGAAACCTGAGTGGCAGTACCTACGCTTAAATCAAAGCCGCCAGTAGTATTATTGAATACCCAGTACTGTTGAACAGTAGCAGGAACAATGACGGTTACGTTTGCTGTTAGCACGCCTGTAAATTGATAGGCAATGCGGTTTAGTTCGTTACCAGTCAGAATGTAGTCTGTACCGCCACCCACGTTAATTTCCGTGTAGTCAAAGGCGAAGATAGCGCTCTGACCAAAACCAACTGTGTAATAGTTTGTTCCGTCGTTGGCAATCATTGCTGAGTCGCCAGGTGAGAAAACCAATGTCGCAGCGTGATTAATCTCTGCCACACCAACTGTGTCTACAGTAAGTGTACCGTTACCAGTGTTTCGTATATAAACGTACCATGCCGAGCTTAAGCCTGTTGTCTCTGGCAAAGTTATCGTGCCGGTGCCTGCAGTTTCCCAGTTAAAGAACCCTGCGTGGTCGGCCTCTGTTAGCGTTCTGTTTGATGTGACGTACTCAACAATAACGGCTGTCTCTAACTCTGAGCCAATCGCACGCAAACCGTGTCCTGCCAAAGCAGCTGCATTTGCTGTGGATGTTGCTGCGCCAAACTGGTACTGACGCCATACACCAGCTTGAGTTGTGTTAGTCGCTAGATAGATCTGCCACTGTGTCCCAGGAGATACAGACACGATAGGGTTGCTGTTGTAGTCAACAACGCTGATTGCTACACCAGTGCGGTTATTAAATAGAATAGTTTGACCAACAGACACTAACATCGCGTCCGGCACTCTTATCGTCCAGTTAGCAGAGGTGGAGCTTGTTATCTCAACAATCTCTGACGCTAAAGGTACGCCTATCGCAGTTTCAGTCGGCCAATACAATACCACATTGGCAGTCATGTCCAACTTGGTAAGCGCTACCACCGTAGGGTAGATGGTTGAGCCAGTGAAGACATTGGTAAATGACATTACGCCTCCGTCCTAGATGCGTCGCGATCGGTAATTTTCTTAAGATCTTCAGTGTTCAATGCGTTAGCGGCAGACTGATAGAAGTTTTGCCATGTGGTAATGCGATCATCATTTTTTAAGAATGGGGTAGCTTCTAGCAGAGCGCCGTATAACAATAAGTTAGGGGCGTAGTCTGTTAGCCAATTAGTCTGAGTGCTGTCATCTAGTAACACTGGCAATTCATAGTATAGGATCTCTGCCGTGTAGTCATCATCAGGAGTAGGTACGATCAACCAATGCGAATAGTCATAGTCAGCGTAAAATTCAGGTGGTGCTTCGCTTGTTTCATTCGGCCAATAGTTTCGGCAATACTCATAAGATCTAGTAAAGATCGGAGTTAGATTACCACCATTATTGAATGTCATGCTGATGGTATCACGCCAACGATCCGGCTTCTGGTATGTAGCCACACCTTGGGAAAACGTCGTAGTGACAGGGACAATAAAGCCTTGGATTTTAAGATCGCGTGCAATTCTACGCTCAGCCATGTTGATCAGGCGGGGTAGTTGTTCGTAGACGTATGGGTCGTCTGCTAATGTAAAGCCACGTTCCAAGTACCGTCTAAGGTCAACTTGCAACGAGTTAAATGTCATTGTGTAAGCCATTGTGATCCCTCACTGGTGACTTGCTCAAGACAGCATGTCGACGTTACTAGTATTTTCGGCCTATTATAAGCCAAAACCATTGAAAAATATACAGAGTTAAGACAAAAACAAAGCTGCTTCGTCTTTACGCCTGTTGTCCAAACCTTTTAGTACCTTACCGCCTGCTTTGTTATACTTGAGTAGACTTTGTATAGCCGCCGTTTTATCCCCGCGTAAAAGCGCTTGACGGAGGGTTGACCGCTGCAGTACGCCCAGACCAAGGTTAAAGCTAAAGCTGACCAAAGAATCAAATTCATTCTGTGAAAGTTTGATAGGTAGATAACGTTCAACCCCTCGTTCAAATCGTACGACATCCTTAGCCAATATTGAGTCAACTTCTTCCTCGCTCCATCTACGGTTATCTTCAGGTTTTAACGGGTACGCCTTACGCTTAGCCATGCCCTCTATGCTGGACGGTATCTTTGCTTGCTCTGGGTACATTACATGGCCAACACCTATAGTCCACAATCCAGCAGGGCATTGGTACGGTTTGTATCTCACACCTTCATGGTGCTTCAACATTTTAATTAGTTCTTTACTTACTTTCACGATGTTTTTCCCATTGGCGTGAACCAAAGTAGAAACCGATTATACTTGAAACTATAGCCATCTCATCATCAGAGAATACTAACCCCATAGCTGTTGTAAAATCTACACCTGTTTTAACTGCCCAAACAAAGCCAGCTACATCAATGAATACAAGCAATCCAACAAACGTAAATGCAATGTAAGGACGAACCTTACCATTAAGATCAACAACTGATTGTGAGGCCTTGTCCATGATTTTCATGTCGTGGTTATATAAAGCCTCGCGTTCTTGTGCGTAAGTTTGCACTTCGATTTCGTCTAGCTTAATGGCTTCAATCTTTTCTTGCGATGCAAAACCAGCTGCGGCCATTGCTGCTTCACGTTCTGTTTGCAAGCGAGCCATAGCCATTTCATGCTTCTGATCACCCTTTTGTTGAAAGAAGCTTAACAAACTTGGCAGGGCTGATGAACCTATGCCTAATAAACCTGAGATAATAGATAACATAATTAATTTCCTAATGGGTTAGATGTTGCTCGTTTAAGTGCTTTAAGTTGTGATTCAATGCCTTCTCTTGTAGCTTTCATTTCTTCGCGTACACCCATTAAAGACGCAGCCGTTTCACGCACGTTACCGTTAGTGATGGCCTTAGCCTCGTTAGCCGTTCCGATAGCGTTAGACACCTTCTCTTGCATTGATACAAGCTGGTTTGATGTAGTCACCATGCTGTCTTTAACTGTGTTTACAGATGATTGCTGTGCAGCCAATTGAACCTTAAGTGCATTTACCTCAGCCCTTAACTCAGTATCATCGTATGGCTTGGCAGCTTCAATGGCTTCAGTCGCAGCTATAACACGGTTGTAAGTCGTTATTCCTACGTAAACTGTCCCACCTAGCGGTGCTAATACTCCAAAAATCACTAATAATAGCGTTTTCGCTGAGTAGTTCGAGTAAGATTCCTTGGTTTCCTTTAAGCTCATACGGTAACTCCTGCTGGTATGCCAGTGCATCGTTCAATTGAATCTCTTGAATCTGCATAGGCTTGTTTAAAATCTCTAGGCTCAACACAATCCCAAAGCCTGGCACTAATTCCTTGCCCTTGGGTGCTTGCGGTGCTGTAGGTGTTTGTGTTGTCTCTTGTGTCGTAGTCGTTGCAGTGGGCGCAGGGGTAGCTGGTATGCTCGGCATCTCCATTGCTGGCTGCTCTTGTTGCTGTACTACTGTCTCCTGCATCGTTGGTGCTATTGGACTGACTGGATTCAATGGACTGCTCATATTCGTTACGTTGGTTGGACTCTTGACGCAAGTGTCCTGTGTCACCATCCAGTTGCTCCACACAGGCTCGCTGTAAGGTGTCGCGCAGCTCGACATCCTGTTCTCTGTTATCGCCCCCACGTAATCCTCTTGACACGATAAAGTCCTAATTTGCGTTGATGCTGAACACGTTGCTGGGTCTGGTGTGCATGAATTGGACACAGTGGCCCAACTGCCTTGCACTGGCTGACCATAAGGGTCTGGACAAGTGTTTGTCTTGGCTTGCTGTATTGTCCCTGAAAAGTTTACTGGACATACTAAGGATTGGCTTTCAACGGTTGTTTGACACGTTGGCGGTGCCGCTTGGCACGACCTTGATATTTCGTACCATCCTGAATCAATGGGCTGACCGTATTGGTCTGGGCAGTTTTGCTCACGCTTATAGGTGATCGAGCCGATTTGGTTATCCCCACAGGTTTGCCTTTCCTCGGTGATTGCGCTGTAGGTACAAGTTGGCGGATTTGGCGTGCAATTGTTAGAAGTAGTGACCCAATCTGTAAAAGATTGACTTTTACACTGATAAGTGCGGCTTTGATTAACTGCCCCACTGTTATTAGGTTCACACGCAATAGATTGATATTCGACCCTGTCGGAACACGCAGGAGGTTCAGGAGATAAAAATTGCGGGCATTCTGGGATATTCGGGTATATTTGGCACGCAAGTAACTGACAGGCTTGCATAGTAGTGCCTTGAGCAACGCTAAGACTTGAAAAAACAGGCATATTATTTTGCCACTGACTTGCGTAACAATTTGCTTCAGCATAATTACTCCTTAGAGTTATCAGGCAGAGGAGTAATAAGAACAAAGTTCTTACCATAGATTTCCTCAAACCAATCGGGGTGTAAGTCATACCACGCCTTCCTAGCTGCATCACCAATTGCAC